GTGCGTGGAATAGTGATGTATTTGATGAAATTGCAGAGGATTATCCAATTGTGTTAGAGGACACAGAGGGTTGGACAGATGAGGACTTTGCAGACTATCGCAAGGAAACATTCATTGACATTAACAACACAGGAGGTAAGTACTAATGAAAACATTTATCATTGAAGAAAAGTTTACTGGTTATTGTGATATAACCATAAGAGCAGACTCGGAAGAGGAAGCAAAACGTATGTATGAACTCGGACATTATGATATTTGCGAGGTCAACACTTGTGATGATACCTATGACCATACATTTATGTCAATAGTGGAGGAAAAATGAAAATCGAACTCAACGAGACAGAACAACAGTATCTAATTGACTCTATGATGTTCTACTCTACATTCATGCAGTATTTCAAGAATGATAATCGAGGTTCATATTCTCGATTGATAAAACAATATCAATACTGGTATGATAAAGACGATAGAAAAGAATGTCAACAAATATTTGAAAAAGTATTAAAAGCAAACTGAGCCCTCTAAATTGTCCCATTATTGAACACATTATTATTATGAAAAAAGTTTCACTTAAATTCATTGTTGACCAACTTGGAGAATTAGGTTGGGATTATTCTTGCGGAAGAATGTCAAGATCAGGTATGGAAATATATGATGGCATTATGCGTCACGTTGGTGTCATAAAACCATACGAACATTGGAATGAGGATTGTTATGAAGATGCTAACGGAGATTGGTAGTTATGAAGAATACACACCTAGAACACCCAGAAGATTCTATTTTATCAGGAGACCTAACTGTATTGGATTGGTTTACCTCGATAGATAATGATATATCAGCAAAGATAGATGGTAGCCCTGCTATTGTGTGGGGAACTGAACCAAAAACTGGTAAATTCTTTGTTGGAACTAAATCAGTATTCAATAAGAAACTAATTAAGATCAATTATGACCACGAAACAATTAACAAAAATCATCAAGGAGAAGTGGCAGATATTCTGCATAAGTGCCTTGATTTTCTTCCTGTTACAACTGGTATCTACCAAGCTGATTTTATCGGTTTTGGTGGGGATTCTAGTTTCCAGCCTAATACGATCAGATATGAGTTTGAGGAAAAACTCACTCAAGAAATAATAGTAGCACCGCATACATTCTACACTACTGATAGTGGCGATTTGCGTGATGCAGTTGCATATCCACTAGATGTGAGATTGTGTGATACACCTGATGTTTTATTCTTACAACCAAATATAATACTTGATAAGAATAGAACTAGGATATTTGAATTATGCCAGTTTGCTAAACAAATGTCAACATTATGTGAATTTCCTACTAAACAAAGTGTCATTAATCGTATCAAAAAACATATCAATATATGTGTTAAATCAGAAATGGAATTTGATGATATGTTATTAGATTGCATTGCATTTGATAATGATATTGATATAAATGTAATGCGATTATGGAAGTTAGTTGAAGCTATTAAGTTAGAGTTCTTCTCATATATTGTAAGATATGACGAGGTAGAATGTTACTTAAGTGATGAAGAATGTGACCACGAAGGTTATGTTATGTGGAACAAATACGGAGCATTTAAGATAGTTAATCGTGCAGTATTTTCATCAGCCAATTTCAGACTATCAAAGAATCGGTAGCTTGTAAAGTGTAACCCTAGTGAATATACTAAAGAATTATGAAAGAATTTTGTTTTACTGTTACTAAAACAGGTTATGTAAATGTTGAAGCAGACTCAATTGAAGATGCTGAAGCAAGATTACAGGAAAATTTTGGTCACTACTATGTAATTACTGATACTGGCGAAGAATTGTCAAATGGATGGGAAACCACAGGAGAAGTAGAATTAGAGGAAGAGTGTGCATTTGATGATTATGAGGAGGATTTCTAATGACAAATTTACAATCACTAGAGTGGGATGCTGATGCAGTTATGGAACAACTCATAATGCAAGAAAGTAGGCATATGCAAATGGGTGCGTTGGTTTCTTATCAACTTCGATACCCTGATATGACTATCAGAGACTTTTTTGATATGGCAGCAAGAGAGTTAGAAGAGCAAGAAGAAGACTTGGAGGATTACGAATAATGGCAAAGAGACAATACAAAAGAACTCACTTCTATAGTATTGCAGGGATGCTAACTGATGAAGAAGTGCATAAGGTATGGGAGATAGTTGGTAATGCACTTGACCGTAATGGTTTTGTAGATGCAGACGGAGAACTATCAATCCGAGTCTATGATGAGACTCTTACTAAAAATGTTAAAATCACACCAAAGGTATAACAATGAGTGCAATTTCAACAGATGGTATGGACAAGTGGTTAGATGATGCCTACCCTGACCTTGATAGACGTAAGGCAAATATGATATATGAAATCGCATCACTTATTAAAGATGACCCTGATACAGCACCAGTATTGATAGAGGAATTAGTTGACATAATGTTTGATGAGCAAATTGACCACCTTGAAGATGTCATTGTAAATCATTTTGGTGTGGAAGTCTATCCCGAATAGACAATTAAATTACTGTCACAACAGTAGTAGCAATTCAACCTATTTGCATTATAATAGGTATATACAGAGAAGAAACCCTTATGACTTCAAAAATGGAAATTTTACCTGATGACGGAACAGCGACATTGTTCACAGTATCAGAAAGACTAGGTATGCACTTCTGGATTGATGAAGATGCAGTTTTTATGTCAGCACCATCATACGCTACTGGCGGTGGTTGTGATATGGACAATGCAATCGCAGTTGAAGATTGGGAATCATTCTCAGAGTTGACACCTGATGACCTATCACATCTATTTGGATTTGTATTCAAGATGTGTGTACTGAAGAGAGACTATGTAAGAATCGGTTACTATTCAAAAGTATTCGGAGGTACAGACTAATGAAAACATTTAGAATCGAAGAAACATTTACTGGTTATGCAGAATTAACCATTGAAGCAGAGACAGAGGAGGAAGCGATGGCACTCTATAAGAGTGGAAATTATCCTGATAGTGACTATGTTATGGATGATATGTTCTATGACTTTGAATTTCAACAAATTTCAGAGATATATGAAAAAGAAAAAGAAACAGAACCACTTAACTACTATCAGGGAGCATAACGATGAAAACAATCAATCTTACAGACGAACAGTTCGACACACTCTATGAGTTTGTTGATAATAAAGTTGAGTCGATTGTCAATGCTTCAGTTGACTACAACGATTCAGAGATATTAAATGAGTGGGAGGACTTACTTGACATACACACTATTTTAGGGGAAACAAACCAATGACACTTATTGATTTCAACAAAAAAGAATTACACGACATCTATAGTTCATTACAATATACACGATTAGAAATCGGGTTTGAGAGTAAGTCTGAAGAAGAACTCTACGACAGATTGACCAAATTGATGGATAAAGTCGCAAAATTACGTCAAGTTTGCGATTGTAAGGAAAATGTATCAGAGTGAACACTTTTGCTCCACTCAGATTGACCTACAACACCGATGAAATTATTGTCTGGTATGATAGTAACCCTAAAACAACAGAGAGTCACGCAGATATGTGACAGTAAACAAACTGGTACAATCACTATGTTTTTGCCTTAAAAACCTATTATAATGAGTACATACACCACAAAACGATGAACAGAAACTACTACATTAAACAAATCAGAGATTTGAGTAAAAACTATGATCGTGATGCTCAATCCAAAATACTTGATGAACTTACAGACAAATTTTTTGATGTTGATGGTATCAAAGAATTGTATGACATTCTCATGGAGGAGGTTTATGGCGATGGAGGAATCAAAGGTTACTAAAATGAAAACACCATATCAAGAGTTGAAAACATCATATCAAGAGTGGACAGAGGAAGTACTCAACACATCTTTAAGAGTTGGAAGTATCAAACCAAGAAGTAAAGTCCACAAATACACCAGAGCAGGTATGTGGGGTAAAACCATAGTATGCCCAGAGTGTAATAAAGTTACCACAGTATATCATTTCTCATGGTCTGCACTTGGTTGTCAGAGTTGCAACATGATGATTGACAAATACGATTGGAAGTTGTTATAATTAAGTATAACCACTCAAGGTCTATGTTGTCAAGAAAAACCATTGAAAACTTATCTGACAAACTGATGGTGGGGGTTGCAAACTATGTGACCGAAGACCCACGTTTTACTGAATTGCTCAATGAATTAGTACCCGAAGCAATCGACCTTGAACTTGGACAGGTTGATGACTATTCAGTAGTTCAAATCGTTACATCTATACAACAACATTTAAGATGTAGTCCAAATCACTCACAAGTGCATTATCCTCGATGCCCTCTATAATTATTCCTTATCATGGTAATCACATTTTTTGCTATACTACTCATACTCTTTATAGTATTAGTATATCTTACATATTATAATCCACACCGTTGACAAATTACTCAGTATGACTTATAATACTTGCAGTAACGAGTAGCGAAAGCGACGATTTTTTCACATAAGAAACATGACAACACCCAAACCAAATGACCCGATACCAACTTATAAGGTTCTGAGATTAACTACTGAAGGTTGGACAGATTTTGATAGTCAAACCGCAGTTAATCTAACCAAAGAGCAGTGCGATCAGGTTCTAAATAACTTAGTTCAAATGGAAGGTATTGATTTCCGAGAACTCAAGGCAGTAAGAGACAACTAACCACACATCCCCCAGATCGCATAATGACCTACACACCAAAAGTAAATGATTATGTAATTTGGGAGAGACATGGACTCAAGGATGAAGGTTGGGTTTACTTTGTGTCAACACCTACTGAGGACAAGAGAGGGTTCACAAAAACGTCAAGGTATCTCACGATTGAGACAGGAATAAGACGGAAACCTGAGTGCCAATATGAGAAGAATAACCCACATAAGTATGTTCATATACTTCTATGTTGTTATGAATCGCAATGGTCAGAGTTGAGATATGTAAAGAAAAGAAAGAGTCAGAAAGATAGCACAATCTTACCAGAATCTAATCAGCATATCTACTATTCTGAACCCAAACAGAATACTCATACAGGACAGTAAAATGGTACAATATGATACCAAAATGTATTTAAATTACATTTTAAATATGTTTATAAATATAAAACTGTTTTTTATTTCCCTTTTTAATCTGTATAGAATCTGTATGTATTCTATGGTTATTCTAAGGTCAATCTATTCTCATTTAAAGGTGTCTGAGAGTTGTGACCTTTACGAGCATAGCATAAGGATTTCTCTTTGTCAACTACAGGAGGGCAAAATGTTACAATACCCACACAATTTTGTGCATGAGTACCTATATACTATTGTGAGTCTTATGAATCTCGACTAGATTATGTTAGGGAATCTCGACTAGATTTCATAAAAAGCTTGACATCTCGACTAGATTCTGCTATTATAATCATATAATCAAACAACAATCTCGACTAGACATGGAGTACGACTACGAGTTCATGTGGGATTACGAGATATCAGTACATGACGATCTCGACGAGAATGCACACACGCAATATGCAGAACTCGACGAGAATTATGCAAGACGAGAAAGCACAGACTTTCAGACACTAGCATATATGCATTATGCTTGCTGACATCCGCGCACTAGATTATGACGCACTCACACATATGGTGTATCGGATTATACCGCGCACTATGACATAATATAGCATGAAACGGGCAGAACCGCAACCCGTCTTGTGACAGTTCGGCAACTGGCACACCGAGATCTGATGAAACCGAGATAAAAATAAAATTGCGCTGCTTCGGTGACGAAAGTTTTTGGAAAGTCCTACCCCAGACTTATCCCTATTATAAAAAATAAAAATTGAAAATTCAAGCTGCCTTGTGCCACTAATTAAAGTGTCTACTAAGGGCAGTTTTTTTATGCATTATCGTTTATATTAAGAATGTAAAAGTATTTTTCTAAAAATGCCAGAGATTTATCATTCAATCGTATTTGGTATGGGATTCTGGATAGACAATCAAGGTTTATTCATGTCCGCACCAAGTTATGCAACGGGTGGAGGGTGTGACATGGACAATGCAATTCCCGTGTATGATTGGGAAAACTGGGGAGAACTTACAGAGCATCATCACTCACACCTAGCACACATCGTACAAATGTGTACATTGAAAAGAGATTCACAACAACTTGACCACTATGCGGAGGTATTTGCAAATGTCTAGAAAACCGAATGGAATTAACATCGAACTGACACCCACACAGTACGATTATCTTTATGAAGTGATTATGTTTGCTTATGAGATGGAGGTTCCAGAGCAAAAAGGATGGGATGTGCAGACCTATGATAATATGGTTGACAACGTTACAAACGGTAAGTCTACCATATTAAGCAACGATGTCAAAGGTATTATGCCAATTTAATTAGTGTCACAAGGGAACTTTAATAGTTCCCTTTTTCGTTTATAATAAAGTACATAGAGGCAGACTTGATTAAGGTAGTGCTGAAATAGAGCAAAAGTAATCCCTTTTTCTAAGTGTAAGTCCTCTATACCATCACATAACAAGGAGCAAACATGCCTAATTGGTGCTACAACAGAGTCACAGCTTATGGTGACGAGGACAAACTTAAAGAGATTGAAAAAATATTTGAAAGCAAGACACCATTTAATGATATATTCCCAATGCCCGACTTTAAGACAATCCCCAACGAGAACGGAGAGTTGCCAGAGTTAGAGCAGATGAAAAACCCAGATGGTTCTATATTATGGGAAACCTATAATTTCCCAGATGGTAAAAATGATGATAGATGGTATCACTGGTGCGTTGAGAACTGGGACACCAAGTGGGAGCCAGATATGCACGATATTGAGTATGAGGACTCAGAAATTCTAGCAATTACATTTAATACCGCATGGAGTCCACCAGAGGGAGTTATTACCAAATTGCGTGAAAAGTTCCCAGATGTTTCATTTCAATGTTTCTATGATGAACCAGGTTGCGAAATTGCGGGGTACTATTAAATGGCATGTTGCAACGTATGCGGTAATTTTGATGATCAAGAGATTGAAAACGACGACGGCTGTTTTCATCTCGGCAAAAGACCCAAACGCAGGAAAGGTTATCAACCCGACCTCTATTACTATTGGGACGCACCCATAGAGGAGATTTACTATTGGCGGGACGCATTTCCAGATGTTGATTGTATGTGTGAAATATGCTTCGATATCGCCAACTTTAGCAAAAAAATTATTTGGAGTGACCATTAGGTGTGCCAATTATATTAGTGTCACACAGTTTGCCCACACTGTTCAAAAGTGGGTTATATTATAAAAGTAATCAAAGGAGCATCAATGCAACTAACACCACTCGCATCAAATATGACCGAGGTTGAAACTGACCTTGGCAGAGTTTTATTTTCATACCGTACACCTGTCGCGGCATACGTATTTGGAAAAAACGGTTTTGGAGGAGGATTTGTAAGAACAGAAAAATGGTGGAGTGTGACCACATCACGACACATTAATAAGTGGTTGCCTGAGAATGGGACAGTCAAAGAAGTGACACAAACCTACCTAGACAACTTGGTCTAGGGGGTTATAATGAGTATATCAAACGCAATTTTCCTTTACATTCTTATCATCATTCTATTATGAACCCACAAGCACACAGAAGCACAGAAGAGTTAAAGACAATCGTTAAAGCACTCTCAAAATTGAGAATACTAAACACACCCGAAGAAGACCAGAGATTATTTGAGTGTGAACAGGAACTCAGAAAAAGAAAAAGAGAAGATGACTTTATTAATGCACACTTTCAAGTAATTACCTACAGTTAGTGGACAGTTAATTAAGTGTCACACGGGGACTACCACAAGTCCCCTTATCCTTTATAATAAGTACATACAAACAAAACACTATGTCAACACTACACCACGAAGACATGCTACTTCAAATCTTTGACGAAGTACAGGAAGCATTCCCATACCTTGACGAAGAGAAGCAAATCGAAATCGCAAACAACAGATTTCAGGACTTATGCCAGTGATGTATGAGTTCGACGGATACGACGAAATCCTAAAGTGTTATGAAGGAGAAACCGACATACACGCAAGCACTTCATTTGAAGTTGGTCTCATGAATGACCTTTATTATCAACTTTTTTATAACTATGACAGGAATTGAACTTTTTATTTTAATTGGTGGTTGCTATGCACTTTATACAGTAGGCATGGCAATCGCTACCGAACTGGATTATAGAGCATCAAACCAAAAAAGGGACAGTGCGTATGACAGTTAACAAAGTGGCACACAGTGGGTTTATTTTGATCTCATTGTTGTTTATAATAAGTACATAACAAACAAAGTTTAAAAACTATGTATTCTTCAAAAAGAGTAATCAGACCAAACAACGAAGTGGTTCGTTACTATTGCGACAACGGATATGGTCTATCGGTTGCATGTCATGAGCATTCTTACGGAGGGAAAGAAGGTCTTTATGAGATTGCACTTTTAAAGGGAGACAAACTACACTATGACGAAGAGTGGACTGACGTTAGAGGTTGGTTAACCAGAGGAGAAGTTTGGGCATGGTTGAGAATTGTTTCAGAATATTAAATCATTGTTAAGGGGGTCACAGTTACCCCCATTATCCTCTATAATAGAGTTATACACCACCACAGGAGTTCTTTATGTACACCACCGAACAATTTGACAAAGACGTTGAAGGTTTGAGAGCATTGATCAAAATGTGTGATGATTTGGAGAAGGAGAACAATAAAAAAGCAGATGCCTTGATTAAGCAAATCAACGGAGAAAATGCTTTCTACTGGAGGGCAAACTAATGAATAAGAAATACATCGTTGAAAACCTTGAATTTGATCCAAAATTCAAAAATGCCAAAGAGATAGAGGATCTCAAGTTTAAAAGAGATCAAGCGATCGGTATTTGGGATATTGAAGGCAAAACCGAGGATGAGAGAGTTTCTAAACTCTTTGATAAGGTGCAGGATTACATGGGAGTTTATCTTTGCTCTCTTTCATACTGTAACAACCGACCCCACCCGTTGACAGCCTTCAAGTAGACAGTTTAAGAACTGGCACACGGGGACTACACAAGTCCCCGTTATCTATTATAATAAGAGTATACAAAACAAATTTCAAAATTATGTTTCAAACAGCAATCAACCTCACAGACACACCAAGAACAGAATACAACGGCTGGTCAGATTGGACAACTTGGAATTGTGCTTTATGGATCGGAGGAGATGAAGGTTTTTATAATTTAGCAAAAGATTACAGAAATTACGGGGAGTTCGTTGATTGTATCAAAGAAATTTATATGGACAAAACACCCGACGGAGCAAAGTGGGATGAAGCAGACTTCGGAGAGATGCAGGAGATGATGGACGAATTATAAACTGTCACACAGGGGGTCGCAGTTACCCCCACTTATCCTTTATAATAAACACATACACCAAAAGCATTATGACAAAAACAGAAAGAATCATCAACGGAATCAAAAAGAATGACAGTTTTGAAAACGTTGCTTATGTCTGTGAAGATTTTGAGACATTCGTATTTGAGGTTGCAGAGTGGGGAGTAGACCATATATCACAGGTTGACTTTGATGATCCAGAGTTAAACATTCCGATGTTAGACGCATTTTTTGCTTCTTTCGGTTGTACACCAAGTGATCCGCACCCTTGTAGCAAGTATGCAACAGCACAAGTTTATCAAGGTGCTTAATATGAAAAATTTACACCTTGAACACCCAGAAGATACGATCCTCACAGGGGATCTATCTGTATTAGATGCCTTTCAATCCGACAATCATTATTCCGTAAAGATTGACGGATCACCTGCTATTGTGTGGGGAACTGATCCAGAGAACGGAAAGTTTTTTGTCGGCACGAAGTCCGTATTTAATAAGAGAACCCCAAAGATCAATTATAGCATACAGGATATTGAACGCAATCACCCTGACTTTGAATTGAATTCAATCTTAATACGTTGTTTTAATTGCTTACCCCGTATTGGTTTTGAGGGTCGTGTATTTCAAGGGGACTTCATCGGGTTCGGAGGTTACAGAGATTATAAACCGAACGCAATCTCTTATACTTTTGACACTGTTCAGAATGTGGGAGTCGTCGTTGCACCTCATACGGAGTATAAGGGAGCAACACTTAAGGACATGAACGCAGAACCCTTAATTGAAAAGTTAGACCCGACGATGTTTGTTCAACCCAGTGCGTGGTTAGGGGAACGTGGTGCAACTATGGATATTGACTTAATGATAGGGTTTGCTCGTCAGATGGCAACACTGGTTGAG